GGACTCCCGCCGCTTCATCACACGTTCAGTAACAAGGGCTCTCAATTACTGACTTGGTGATTCCTCCTCCGCATCCGACGCTTCTGCATTATTAAATGCCTGCGACGTGCGTAAGGCGAAAAACAATTTCATGATGTCGTCGGTACGAGACTCGATTTTGTCGGGGTTGCCAAGCAGGGACTCCAATGCACGGAATGCCTCTGTTTGTAGCCCCGCCTTGAATGTCCTCTTGAGGAAACTCCCGAACTCATCCGGAGTCCCGCCGGTGTTGAGAAATTGTTCATACGAACGGAGCAACAGTTTCTCATTGATTTCCCCACCACGAACCGCCGCCTTCAAACCGGCCCCGAGCGTGGTGATTCTTTCCCTCCGCATCGCCTCAGACGCGCGGAATCTTGAATTCGCAGCTTGTTGCATTGATTGTTGAACCGTACGCAGACCAGACAGGCGAACGAGCGCTCCGAGCGCTGTGCGAGTTTCCTCCGCAACCAGATTCCCACTCCGATCCACCAGCGCATCTGTCCAGAACATGGAAATCGCAGCGCTCAATGGACGATTGGCAACATGACGTTGCAGTAGTTCACCCCACTGTTGACTCGTCACTCCGGGATTGTCCCTCCGACCTAGGTTAAATCCTGCCCCCAGTCCCTCAAAAATTGTACGGGCAACACTCAACCCCGGGGGGAGGTTTGTAATGGAGGGCACTCTCGGATCCACATTCCCTCGGGATGTTAAATCCGGAATACTATCACGGGAGAGGCCGAAGATGAGTCCCACCGTGGCGGGTGTTCCATAAAAGAGCGCATCCGCAATTCGGTAATCCAGTTTGTTGTAAAGATCCGCCGTGGGGTCATTCTCCCCGCGAGAGAGACCGAATACGAAATCACGATACTGAGTCACACCCGGTACCGAGTTGAGCCCAAACCACTGAGCCTGCACCGCAGCCTGCACAGCTAATGCCCGGTGTTGTCGATTCTCAATGTACCCAAACAGCCTTCCATAGTAATTGAATGTGAAGGTCTGGAACAGGCCCATTGTGGTACCAAGGCCGCCGGATTGAAAGATCTGTGGACGATTCAGGGGACTGAAATTCCCGATCGCCTGGTCAACAAACTGGCGGGCCATGTTGTCACGAATCGCAACATCCTCCACGCCCATTCGTTTGAGGAGCCGTTGCGCCGTCATGTAGGACCAGTTGACGGCGAATTGCTCCGCATTGTCGCTGAGGAATCCCAGCGTCTTATCCGCCCCCTGCATCACCTTGGAGAATGTTGATGCATCTTTGATTCTCCCCAAGTCCCTGTGCATTTCAGAAATGGCGGCGTCGAGATACCCAAAGCGAGCGCCCCGTTGCATGATCTCCTGCCCCTCGGCGGTGAACATATCATGAATCGCACCTGCCATTTCCTTCTCAACACTCCATGTGGTAGCGACCACGCCTTGAGAGGAGTCGGCGAAAACATCGGCTGAGCGCCCCAACCGGCCAGCGACATTCGCCAGAGTCTCCCCCGGACGCACACGCAGGGCGGCGGCAACGCCCGGCATTGTTGCAGCCACGCCAGCGAGGGTTGTTACCGCGTGGCCCGTGTCGTAACGGAGCATCAAGTGAGTCGCAAGAGAGTTGAACTTCTGGGCGAACGCGCCGATTGCTGGTGGGGTTTTGAATAGGTTTTTTTCGGCCAATAATTCCGTCGCGGTTTCAAAAGGAGTCCTCGTCCCAAGCTTGGCCACAGCTTCTTCGAATCCCTGCTTGATGAACGCCTCCTCAACCTTGCGCCCGCCCACATGCACAAACACACTATGCGCGCGATTGAGTCCCAGCTGAAGCGCATTGTCTATCGTGCGCAAGAATGTCCCTGTGTTGGAACTTGCCCCAGTTGCGCGTTGTCTTCCCGTGAGGGTGTTGATAAACAACTCCTCAATTGGCTGGCCCGCCGCACCAAGTCCTGTGCCCCGCGATCTTTGATTCCGTGATACAGCAATGCCGACTCTCGCATGCGCCTCGGTCAGTTGGGGGCGGAAAATCGTTTCCATCAACTCCCTTGCAGTGTCTTGCGAACGAGTCTTGAATTGCTGCACAATCTGAGAAACATTACGACCCACAGCAAAAGGCGAAGCGCCCGCACCTGTACGAGTCGATCCCTTGATGGATTGCACAAAGGGATTCCCCGGGTCGAGGAACTCCACTTCCGCGCGGGAGAGCATTGAGGCGCTCTGCTGCAATTCACTCTCAGATTTGATGAGGAATCCTTTGTCCTTGTTTTTGTTGAGGAAGGATGCAGGGTTTTGTTCCTGCGCAAGAATTTGATTCTTTAACCCTTGCGCGCTGTCAGCGGTGATCTGACGGACTGTCGATCCGTTCCCATCCATGATGAATGCACGGAACTCCCCTTTCGGAGGGGGAATGTAGAATGGTTCGACACCGATAGAGGGGAGTCCATTAGCGCGGAGGATTGCATTCTTGTCTAGACGTTCCTTGTTCGCGATTGCGCTCAGCGCATTCAGCGCGTCCAGCCCTTCCGCATTGACTCCCAAGGGCTGACCATTGCTGAGCGGGAGCGTCGCATCCTTCGGCAATCGCGCCACTCCTGTGACTGCCTCGTATTGCACCCGATTCGCCTCAGTGTCCTTGAGAAGGAATTCGAACTTCCCGTCCTCCGCCTGTCTCACCTTGCCTGTGAGTTGAAACCCCCGGCGCGCCTCGGCGAATTGTTCGACCAACAAACGACTCTCGCGATTCGACGCAATCTGGATAGTCTCCAGAGACTGTCGAATCGTCTTGGCACTCCCCTCTAAGGCCGTGTCGAGGAAGTCGTCGAAATTCTTTTCAAAAACAAACGAGGCCGTGCGGAACAAACGCTGCGCAGCAAGAATCGTTGGATTATTGGCCGCAGCCAAGTCCTGTAATGCTCCCAACCCCTGCCGAATGTCCTGATCCCTCAGAGAGGTTACGAGGGTGGAATCATCCAGCCTCGACAAATTGATTACCTCCTTCAACTCATTGCTCTCCAACACCTGCTGCGCGACCAGACGAATGGAAGCGGGGGCGGTGTTGGGGTTTGTAAGAGTCGCGAAGGTCTGCGCAAGGTCCTCGGCGCGCTGCATCTGAATTGCACTAGCGTCGAGTTGATTCAACGTGAGAGGGCGGCGCATCGCGAACACCGGCGCGGTCTCTACCACCGGCCCCTTGGCGAAACCTGACACCCCGAGACTCGAACTGAATTGGGAGCCCATCAAGTCCGCCACTTCCGGTCCGGTACCCTCGGAGAGAAGGGAACCCTCTCGTTTCCTCGCGAGCGCCAGATTCCGTTGCAAATCATCCAACGACATTTTGCGAACATCGCTGCCTTTTAGGCCCTTGAAAATGAGATTCTCCAGTGGAGTGATGTCCTCGATGGCCGCCTCAAGGCGTTGAATTTCCGTCGCGGCCGGGAGATTGAATTTCTGCCGCAGTGCGGGAATCTCGTCAAAATCCAACTTGCCGGGCCCCAACGCCCGAATGGCATCGACCTTCTGCGCGAATGACTCCAGCTGAGCGCTCTCCCTCGTCATGCCAGCGGGGAACTCCACCGTGATGGCGCTGCCGCGACGACGAATCAACTCTTCCGCCAAATCCAGCTGGAAAAAGGCCGGTTTCTTCCCCACCTTGAATACCTTGTTGGCGGGAAGTTTATCCACAAACATCCGGCCAAGGCCAAAGGCGGAGCGCGCTTCCGTGGCTGTTAGGTCATTGAATCTCGCCTTGCCCAAAGGCAGTGTGAGGGCGCCGTCTTCCATCCGAATGGTAACATCGGTGAGGGAGTCCGTCGCGAGAGTTGCCTCGTCTCTCCCACCGCCGCGTGTCACTACCCGCTTGGAATCAAACTTCGTCCCCAGCTTGGCGAATTGGGTGGCAGAAACAACCTCCCCATCTACGAATACAACAGGAAGATTCTTCTCCTGTTCCCTAATTGCCACGAGGCGGGCCTGCGCCTCTTCCACCGCGGCGATGGATTTTTTATCCACCTTCCCCGCTTGCAATTGCACCACAAGTTCGGACTCAAACCGCGCACTTTCTAGTGCCTCCCTGTGAGCGGTGATCAATTTCGTGACCGCCTCCTCGCCCTCGGGAATCCTCCCGAGGGACACAACGCCGAACATGGAAAACGGATCCTGCCTGATGGCGTCATTGAGGGTCTGCGCCTCCGCAGGGGCGTCCTTGAGCAGGAATCTTGTTTCCTCCCTGGAGCCAAGAACTCCGCGCACAGTCAATGTGTTGGTGAGATCCCGAATCTCCTTCGAGTTCGCTTCCGAGGCTTGTGCGCGGTTCCTTCTCAGAATCGCACCGCTGGTAGTGGAAGGGACGGGGGTGCGACGCTGGGCCTGTAATTCCACAGCAGCAACGGTAATCTGGTCGCTCCGACTGAGGGGGATGGAAACATCGAAGTCTCCGGCCAATTCTACATTTCGGGGCGCCGCGTCCTTCCGCAACGAGGCGGCCTTTCCGAAAGCCGATTCCCGCAGCTCCGCCATACCACTCCCCGCGCCCAAAGCGGCCTGTCGGCTGCGCAGCAGTTCTGTAGCTTGGAGTCCCCGACGAAAGCTCGCACCGACCGCGATTTGCTCAAACACGGCCGGCAATACGATTCCCAGTCCTGCAAACACCGCCACCGAGGTGAATGTCGCATCGTCCGGAACCACTACGGCATTTTCATTGAGAGTCGCAGCGATCAACGCTTCGGTGGTCACCCCATCCTTGAATGTCTTCTTTGCTGCCGCGAGTCTTGCGGCACCCGCAATCTTCGGCCGTTTTACGTTGGCGCCAAACAGGTTTGCCGAGCCGCGCAGCGCGTCAATCCCCTGTTCCCCCTGACGAGCGATTACAGAATCTACACGGAACAACGCTTTGCGCGCAGTCTCTGCTTCGTCTGCTGTAGCAAAAGCGAATCGCAGTGCCTTGTTTCCCTTGATCGCCTTGTCAACCAATGCAAGCCCGGCGACTTCGGGGCCCACAAACGCGCCAACGGCCAGTCCTGCGACTCCCGACGCAATCTCCACCGCACCAAGATGTTCATTCGCCAGGGGGATGTTCTTTGTGAGGGAGAATCTCTCGAAGTCCAGCGGGGTGAAATTGGACACGCTGGCAAGAGCGGAGTCAATAAGGTCCGGGGCCACACCGACGGCCACGGCTCCGGTAGTCCGGGCGAGCGCCCCGACACCTGACGTGCGCCGAATGGGCCGATTTTCGGGGCGACGCAACGAATCAGGAGCGACCGACGCAGAGTCATCTGCGAGGTCAGGAACATTCTTTGAGAAAAAGCTTTCAACCATGACTCTCTATTCCTCCGTGGCGAAAAACTGCTGGTCGATCACAGTCTGCTCGAACACAGGCCACGCCTTTGCAACGCGCTTCCGGATTTTTTCCAGCTCCGGATTCGCGAGGGATTGATTGAGAACCCTAGAACGGATGACGGATGGCGTGTTTGTTATAGGTCCTGCCGGTGGACCAAGTGCACTTCCGCCGAGATTGCGTGATGGGAAAGTATCTGATGACAGCGCAGGCTTCAGTTGCTGAATCTGTTCCTGCGTCGCGAAGGTACCGTCCGCCGCAATCGCTCTGAGCATCTCATCCAGGTAGAGTCTCCCCCCGCCAGCCCCAAGGAAGACATTATCCGCTGTGGGTTTCACCTTAGCTTTGTTGCGCAACAACTGCTGCCCTTGCTTCACAATATCTTCCGCGAATACCAATGTCGCCGCAGCCGCTTGCGGACCCGCCTCTTGCGCGAGAGCCGCATCGAGGGGACTCCCCACCGCACCAACACCAGTCAACCCCTCCCGAATCACATCAAGGCCACCACGTTGAATCAAGTCAACAAAGGCGTCAAAAGCGCGGGGGAACTCTGGGTCATTTGTGGGAGTCTGTAACAGCGCTTTCGCGTATTCCGTGGAGGCTTGTGTCCTCACCTCCGGAGAGGTACTCGGGAGATTCCTCTGTCTCGCAAATTGTTCCAGCGCAGCGTTCGCCTGTTGCGTTACCCCCAACAGATTCACCTCGCTGAAAAACGGATGGCCCCTGAGTTGTTCAGCCTGCGCGGGCGAGATATTCCCCAAGTCCCCGGCAAACACATCGCCTGGGACAATAAGAGCGAAGCGATCCGCAACGGCTTGGAACGCCTCTGCTCTGATTCTAGCGGCATCACGTTCCGCTGCTGCTTTGTCGGTGCGGTTGCTTCCAGCGAAAGTCGCGAGGAGCGACTCCTGAAAAGACGCATTTGGGTCCAGAGTTTTGGTGTTGTTGGAGTCCGCCGCAACCTGCTTCGCCAGCGCGCTCTTGCCTACATCCGCAAATGCCTGCACCGCTCCACGACTCGCCGCTGTTGCGCGTACCACAGTCTTTGATTGCGGTGATGATGCTGCGTCCTCAATAACCCCACGCGCGTCGGCGGTGGAGGGAGTCTCTCCCAGCAGCGTTGATGCGACAAAGCGCTTTACAGCTTTGGAGTCCCCGGCGACCGAGGTTGCGATCTCGTCCACAGTCTCCCTGAGTGCCTTGCGTTGTTGCGCAAACTCCTCGTCAGTTTCTTCCTCAAGTCCCGGCGTCAGTTCCGCCTCTCCACTTGAAAGTTGAACAAGAGACTCGGCTGCTTGGGAGATGGAAGACTGGAACTGTAACAGCCGCTCCTGTACCACATCCGGCGGAGTCCCTCCAGGAAACATTGCCTGCACACGACTCTGGAAACTATTAACGCTGTTCTCAAACCCCTCCAATTTGACGCGCATCCGTTCGACGGGGGCGGAAAGAGTCGTTTCTCCGGTGGCAGGATCGAGGATTGCTCGCGCGGAAGTTGCCGAGAACACCGCATCTCTCGCAGCATTCACTACCCCAAAGTGCTCCGTCAACTGCGCCACATCAAGTTGCACCGGGTCTCCCCCATCGGCGGGCTGAAAGACTCCATTGTTTTGGAGAACCTGTACGGTTTGCGCCCGAGTCAGCCCCCCAATGAAACGCTTATTGAACTCGTCTTGCGTTTTGAGGTCATTCAACAACGCAGCGTTGCGGGCTCCAGAGAGATTCAACTCTGCTGTTTCCTGTTTCATCTGCATGGATTTCAACTCAGGAATGGAAAATTTTCTCGTAATCCCTGTACCGGGATCGGTGTGGGTGAATCCATTCTGCCCGTTTTGTTCCAGGAATTGAATCATTTGTGCAGTTTCCGAGGCCGGGCGCGCCAACAGATCACCAGCTAAATCATCCCGTACTTGACGAGCGAACTGTTGTTGACTCAATCCCAGCCGTTTCCGCTCAAGATCTATCCCCGCCTGCCGGTTCTTCCTCGCCTCATCCTCCTCCGCAATCTTCTCAACGGCGGCGCGCTGCGCAAACGGGGAGCCTTTAACAAGTACTTCACGAGTCAATTCCAGTTGCTGTTGTTCCGCCGTGGCGTCGGAGATCAACAGAGTATCCTTGGCCGTGCGAGCCTTTCTTGTGGCCCTCGCTTGACTCACACCGAAAATATCATTCACCGCGCGCTTGACACTCCCGCCTTTGCCAAAAATGTCTTTGATGGTACCGGTAACGATTCCCTTGCTGGAGTCAATTCGCTCCTGTTCCTCCGCGGCCTCTGAAGCGAGTTGTAACGCGGAGAGTCTTTCTTTCCCCGCTTGTATTTGAATGTCCGTTTGCTTAATCGCATTGCGAACATTGAACGAGGTTTCATCCACAGCATTGCGCGCGCGCGCCTGTCCGTCCAACGCAGAGGCGAGATTCAGAGGGACTGGGATCTCAACCATAGGCACTTGAGACGCCTGTGGAGTCAAAGCCGTGTCTTCTCCGAATTTCTCGATTGGAGTTTTTTCAGGTTTGAGGCTGAAATCTACAAAACCAGGCATAATGGTGGCTCCTGTTAGAGCGAAAACGGAATCTCAGCACTAAAACCGAGAGACGAATTTTTCCCCTTTGATTTCGTCGTTGAGGTTCCCTCGGCAGCAAGCAATTGATTCACAATTTCATTCACCAATTCGGCTGTCTGCTGCTGCTGGATCGTCTGCGTCTGTTCCGCCGTCGTCGCCGTACCGGCCTGCGCAGTTTGCTGCGCCTGTTGTTGCTGCGATGCGGCCTGCCCGGTGGACGATGCGACACCGCCTTTGAGGAGATTCCCAATCGCAACGATGGGTTCCACCCCAGCCGCGCGCGCGGCATTCAACACGGAGTCCAACAGTTGCGTGGAGATCTGAGCCGCTTGCCCCGCCGCTCCACTCGCGATCCCGCCGAGAGTCGACGCCTGGTCCCTCCGCGCGCGATCCGCCACCAACGCAGCAATCGTGTTGGTTGACTCATTCCCGCCGATCGCGCTGTTGAAGGCGTTGATCCCGCCTTGCGTGTCTTGTTCGAGATTCACGCGCGCGCTATCCACGATACCCTTGGTGAACGCTTCGGGATCGAATCCCCTCGCCGCACCCAATGCGGTATTCACCGCCTCCACATTGGCGTTTTGCGCGGCACCGCCCCCGCCCAACAAGGAGTTGAAAAACGACTCAATCCCCGCAAGCGCCCCGCCGCTGAACAACCTCTGTGTCTGTTGCTGTTGTTGTTGCGCGACGGACGTACCAGCCTGACTCCCAGTCTGGGAGGTCGCCTGCGTGCCAGTTGTGCTACCTTGCTGTTGAGTCGTCTGACTCCCAAAGCTGGCACCGCTTTTGCTACCAGATAGAGCTTCGCTCCTCGACTCATTTGTGGTAGAGGTCGATTTGGATTTACTCGTGCTGCCTGTGAGGCCAAACAGTCCCATGGAAGAATCTCCTACAATTTCATGATATACGCGAGCGCGTAGAATGGGGGTTTGTGATCAACTGAATCAGACGATGCCGCATGTATGTGATCTGGGACATTCGCGACACTCCCTGCGTGGGAATGCCCCATACCGCCTCCCACAATGTCAGTCATAGCCTCAATTGTGGGGTTGTTTGTATTGTTGTCGAATCGCCGTGTACCAAGCCACGCGCGCTGGTTGTGAAGCGGCGCGTCGGGGTTACTGGTTCCGTAGCCATTCCCGTGTTCATGTGCCGGCATTTCATCAATCGTCAGCGTGTGGGCGTTGACGGTGACAACAGGCGTGTGTGCCCCGGCGGGAGTCACGGTAATCGCGTGGCTGTGGGTAAGCGCTCCGCCTGTTGCCCCCACCGGGAACGCGCCAGCCGCAGAAGCTCCCACAAGGAAACGATCCACGAGGTTGGGAGTCCCCTGCGTGCCATCGCACAGCGCCCATCCGGCCGGAATTGTCGCCACTGAACCAGACCACAACAAGATTGCGCCCTGTGGAATGAGCCTCTGATCGCCCTCCAGCACCGGGGTAGCAGCGAGGGCTGCCAAAGGAATCTGTGCGTTGTCGAGTTGGAGCGCGGCGCCCCGCACATCAACATTCCCAATGAATGACCCGCTGTGAGAACCGACGGCGTTGCCTGCCAGATTCCCCGTGACATTCCCTGTCACATTCCCAACTAACCCCGCGGAGAATGTGACGCTCTGCTGGAACTGGAGTCCTGTCTTGTTAATAACCGCAGGGAGAGAGACCGAAATGTCTCCAAACACCCCGCTCCCATTCGCGATGTCCACCTCTCCAAGAGTCCCCACAACCTTGCGCGTCGTCCAGGATTGGGGGCCCAAACGCGTTACGAGTCCCACTTTGGTGTTCAACTGCGCGAGGGCGTCGAGGTCAACATTGCGCGCCTGATACAGCGCGTCATTGATTGATTTGGGAAGGAATCGATGACCCCCTACAGTTGCCCCGTCATGAAGGCGCAGTTCATGAGAGTCCTCAACCGCCGTCACCTCGCGCGCGAAGCCGATCAGTTGATTCTGCGTGGTAGCAGGTCCACCGGCAATCTGTACCCGTTGCGTCATTACAACAATCTCCCCGCAGGAACGGCATTTAACTGGAGACTCTGCACATGGAAAAAGTCCCCGGCGGAGGCGGCGACCATCTCAACCTGATGCCAGATACCGGCGGTGCCCCCGGAGTAGTAACGCATGGCTTGTGAGAATCTGTTCATTGCAGGCTGCTTTACATCAAAGGTGGAAACCCCATCAATGGAGCCCCGCATTGTAAGGTCGAAATTCACAAACGTGAGGGGGTTGAGGCCAAAATCCGCACTCCCGGTACCGACGTTGTAATCCGCATCACTAACCCCGTCGGGGACGATGTTGTAATCTACATCCGAAGTACTGAGGGCACGAGATTCCACGCTCCCAATGATAAGTTCATTCACCTGGGACATCTCATCTCCAGCGAATCCCTGTTGAAGCCTGAAATGCCCCACAACGAGTTTTGCGTCTAAACCGACGCGATTCTTCGATGCAAGGGCGCTCCCGTCAAATACGTACAATCCCGGAACGTTGAAACTGCTGTTCTGAGACTCCGGCAATCCAGCTAGCCGAATGGTGGATGACAAGCTCTTCGTCTGTCTTTGACGCTGGGCAAGTTCGGGGTACAAGCGGCGCGCATCAAAAGAATACCCGCCCTTGTCTACAGACGGCGTTTGGTGATGCGGGGTCCCGCCAAAAACGCGGAGGCGCTGATCGTCCCCCAGCCAGAATCCGTGCCCAAATCCATAATGCTTGGATGAAAAATCGCCCCACTTTTCAAGCGGCGCATATAGGACGAATGCGTGATCGTAGAGTTCCCCCGTGAGGGTGAACGAACGCGAGATATAGATTCGCCGAGAGAAGGGGTCCCATTCCAGCCGGAGATTGTTTTCCTTGAGAGAGTCATTCTTCTTCAACTCCTCTATTAAGAATTCATTGAACACCGCGGTGAAAGGAACTGGGGGTTCCCCGCGCGAGGAGAACAGACCTCGGCTGTCGAGAATCACTGAAGTCTCATCATCCAGTTTCACGACGCAAAAACTGTTCACGGGGCTGTATTCAGTGTTGATTCCCCGATGCCGATACACTTCTGAGCCACCGGAGAACTCCGACCTCATCACCCCGGCGGTAGTCCAGGTGAACACGCCCCTTCCATAGGAAGTCACCATAACGGGAGTGCCGGAGACTCTATCAGAAACCAGTTGTGCGCCGGGGCCGCCGATCTGTGGATTGAAATTCCCTCCATCACTGGACGCACTCCACACGAGGGAGAACTCATCCAACACCACGAGTCTTCCATTGTCCACTACAATCGCAATCGGCGCGCCCGGCAGGCCCGGCACATCCAACAGCCCGCGCTGCCCATTGCGTTGATTCCAGTACAAAACCCCAATCCCAGGATGGCAGAAGTACTGCACCCCATTCAGGAACCCCGTAGTCCACCGTCCCACTTTCTGAAAGGGCTCAAACACCAACACAGGTTCAAGCTGGAAATTCACCGGATTGATTCTCGCAATCACCTCGTTGGTACAAACGAAGTGGCCCCCCAACACCTGCACCACCTGGAATCCATTTGGCGCCTGAACAAGGTTGTCATTCACAAGGAGAGACCCAAAGGCACTTTTGGGCCCCCGGGAATCAAACACATAATTCTTCCCACTCAGCACGAAGGTGCCGTCCGAATTGACGGCATTGACTGCTGGAGTCAGTCCCTTGATGTCCCTCGCTTGTACAGTGGTGGTGGGCATTCTGTGACTCCCTAGACCCCATACACTCGGTAGTTGAATGTGCGCTCCGCCACCGGAGTGGCCACGTCAATCACGGATTCAACCTGCAGGGCCGCGCTGAGAGCCCAGACGTTCCCAGCCGTCGCGACAGCCTGATCGGTGAGGAACATGCGGAAGATTCCCTTGTCGAACGGCCCTCCCGTGGCAGTGAATACCTGATCCTCTGTCTCAAGGAAGGGGTCCCCATTCTGAGTCCCCGCAGTTGGCCATGCAACAGCACTTCGCGCCAGCGCCAGTCTCGCGTAGCCATTGACTCCCACTGTGGGTTCCTGCAAATCTGCCAGTGTAAGCCCGCGCGATGGCACAGCAGAACACAGCCCCACAAAGAGGCCCCCGGCGGGCCATTCATTGCGAAGCGCACCCTTGAGAATCCCGTCCAACCCAGCATCCGTGAAGGAGTTGGGAAGAACTAATCCATTGTGGAACCTGTATTCTGCTCGCATGAGCACTCCTTGTCGAGTTTCTCGCACAACTTGCATAACTCGATCAACCATTCATCCAGCGCGGGATTGCGGCATTGCTCCAGAGAGTCTAGTGCCGCATCCGACGGCGGAGGGAACGGTGGAAACGCCTCAATCGGGCGCGTCGCCCCGCTTCTTCCGCCCAAAATTGCGCAACCCTGCAACAGCATCATCAGGGGTAACAGGAGAAGAATCAATTTCCGCATGACGTTTCAACTCCGCGTTTGTTTTCCTCAACTCCCTGTTCCTTGCGACCGAGGCGCCGTAGAGAATAGGGAGGAGGGTCTGTATAAGACTCTTATACAGACCCCCCAACAGTGACAGCAGCGCTGACATCACAGCTTCACGCTCACTCTTTTCGATTGTCCGTGTAGACTCCGACAGTCTTGGCGATCCGGCGAATGGCGCCGAGCACCCCGCCCACGCCGTCCGGAATGAGACGGCCGATGAATTGGCTGATCAACATAATGATCGCAATGACTCCGGGGTCAATAGTCGGGTCCATGTTTCTTGCTCCGTTGTTGCTTCTCAAGCCGTTTGGTGTACACAGCTTAGCGCAATGTATGCGGTGGGTACATGGTTATACAACAGAAAACAGAGACTCTTTTGTTTCACCGTATACGGCGTAACGCCTTGACCGAGGCAATCGACTCCCGCGTCTGCGCAATCATTGTGGGAGGGGCATTGAAAATCTCATACATCAAAGCTTCGTCGAAGACTCTTCCATCCGATAACACCCGCTCCTCCCGCTCCCATTTCGTCCAGCAGCCATCGCAGGCGTAGGCAGCGCCTCCGGTCAGTTCATGCGGAAGACTCGACACCTCCACCAAAGCGAAAGGCGGCCGCGGAGTTTCGCAAATAGGGCAACGATAGAATGTCGCGCCTGCTACAGCAAGGGGGTTTTTCTGATTCACATGCGTGCGCACGATCGCTTGAAGGCGCCGCGCTGGTACAACTCGTGCAGCTCGCATGTCGCTCTCATATGTTCTCAATTCCCACGGCGGCATTACACTGTCTCCTTGTTTCCGATAATAAAATACGGGACTCCCGACGAACCAGCAGGCGTGGCCGATGTGGTTAACGCCCCGCTGTTGGTGGTATACGACACGGAAGTGAATGTTACGCTACCGAGTCCCGTAGACAGTCCAAACTCCGCGGCTGCACCCAATCCAACCACCACGACAAATCGCGTTTTACCGTTGCCGCTGGCGTTATGTACCACAGAATCTCTCTGTGTCCACGCACCTGTTGCAGTGAAGCGAGTCCAAAAAACTACAACCACCACCTCTCCGGCTGGCACTGTGACATTGTAAGTAAACAGGTATGAGTCGTTTTTATCAGGCAACGTCGCACTTTTGAGAATACGCGTTGTGGGTCCGTCGGTAGCAGAAATTGCTCCAGAGTCTGTTACAGGCGTATCCGTCCCTACAGGATCGCGGATCAACAGGCTAGGAGTGAATCCCGACAATGTAATGTTAGTCGCCTTGTATACATGCTCCTGCGCGTCAGAGAACGCAGAATGTCGTGCTTTACCCCCTGATGGGAAAAGAATCGTAGGAATCGTACCCCACGATTTAGAAAACGTAACAGGTACTCCGTGAAACGCGACTTGATCTCCGACTCCCACACCAATTGCGCGTAATGACGCCCCGTCATCTGCTTGTACATCTTGTGTGAGGGGAATCCCATTTAGAAAAACAGACCCCCCAATCGCAGCAAAAGTCGGGACGTCTGTGGCACCGTTAAACACGCGGAATTTATTCGCGAGCACATCGAATGTAGACTCCGTCAACGACGCATCCAATTTGAGCGCGCCGGTAATCCTGTTGTTGACATCAACAACAACACCCCACTGCGCGCGTACGGTCGTTAATTGACTCCCTTGCGTCGTAACTGTCGCTGACAGAGAAGTGAATGCCGTCGCTGTAGCTGTTGTATCCGCGCCTGCAACGGCAGGTTTCAGAGACTCAACTGATTGCCCCCCTGCGTATTGGATGTTCCCCGCGAGTCGATCGAGAAGTGACGCTAGGGAATGCACCCCAGGTTTCAACACCCCCGAAGCATCAAGACCCCCATTAACCTGAGTCTGTACCGCAGTAACTGCGCTGGCATTACTGGTGATATTTCCTTCTGCGGTTGTGACTCTTGTGTCAAGAGTAGAAATCGCAGATGCGTTTGCAGCAACTCGCGCATCCGCCAAGTCAACCCACGAAGTGCCGTTCCATCGTTTGACTCGATTGTTGTCAGCCGTATTGATCCAAAGGTCCCCAACCGTTGTCGCCGTGGGTTGAGTCCCTTGCGCAAACGTCTTCGCCGCACGCAAATCCTGTACAGCAACCCACGCGGAGCCATTCCAGCGGTACGGCTTAAATGAGTCGTCACTGTCAAACCACAAGTCACCCACGTTGTCCGCCGTCGGAGCGGTTGTTTGTACGAAGGTACGATTCCTCAAATCCACTACAGCGTTCAGCGCAGTAATCGCGCTGGCCTGCGAGGTAATCGTCCCCTCCGCACTTGTAACCCTAGCCTCAAGACTCGTGAAAGCCGAGGCCGTCGCGGTTACATCCGCCCCACTCTCAAACCGGAACAGGCGCGGCGCGCCCAGATACAACAGCCCCGCCGTATGAGTCTCTCGGTTGGTCAACGTGAGTTTGGCGCTAACCGCTCCCACCGGCACTGTAAGCGTGCTCTTGAAGGGAGTCCATGCCGTTGTGGACAACTGAGACTCACCCACGAAAATCGTCCCAAACGAGACCGTCGCATCCACAGCATCAAGAAACTCCAGCACCACCCCGAAGGTTGCGCCGACATTCACTCCAGCGCCTTTCAATGCATGGTATTCCGCAAACAGCTTCTCCCCCGCAGTGACTGGGATGATAATGACTACCGAGTCATTTACCGCCCCATTCGCTATGAATTGCACCACCTTGGCAAACACCGGCGGAGCCAGTACATCACTGACAAAATCGTGTTGCGGGGAGAGAGACTCCCATCCCCCGTCATCATTCCCAAAGTTGGGATCCGGGAACAGATTGATCCCGTCGTTGGAAATCCGCGCTTCAACTCCAGTGAGCGTTTTGGACACCGCCTGTCCCGCCGCGGCCAGCGTTGACAACTCCGTCTGCGCTGTAGCAATCGCGGATTCAAACGGCACGAGGGCGTTGAAAAATTCCGCACGCGCCTGTTCCAATAACGACACCACAGCGGAATCCCCGTCCACAACGGCCTGCTTCGCAACTACAAGGAACGCATTGGCCTTGTCTTCGAGAGAGACTCCCAGCGACTCAACGCTTTTCGCAAGTGCAGCGTCCCCAGCGACTCTCACTTCACGCTCTACCTGCAACGCGGCCGCCGCGCCGTTCTGTGAGGTCTGCAAGTTGAGAATCGAAGATGCCTGTCCATCCGCGACAGATTGAATCAGTGTCAGGCTCGCGTTGATGGACGCAATGTCCACAATGAATTTGTTCCCCACACTGCTTTGCACATCGACAAGCAACTCCCCAGCTTTGATAGTGCCGCCTTGAAGAATCACCTCCTCGCCCACGTACCGCCCGACTACGAGACCATTCTGCGCTTCCGCCAAACGACCGTCCGCGCTCCACCCTAATTCATCGCCCTGCGTGATAGTAGAGTCTGAGGTGAGGGGAAGTAGGTTCCTCCCGCGAGTCAATACCCACCCATACGACCTTGCGGGAGGCGGACTAAACACCGTCACCAAACCGAGTTCCGTCCCCACCACCGCATCAGCTTTTTTGGTTGTAACGAGTCCGTCGAATGCACGCGAGAGCGCGGCGGGCGCTCCGATCTGCACATCCTCCCCGAATTGCACATATGTCGCAGAGAGGAATCCCCACTGCTGGTGCAAAAATTTGGCCTCGGAGCCCACCTCAAACCTAGGTTCGATGTCGTAGAATCTCAAGACATGCGCAGGCAGGGCGACGCCACCGCTCTGCAACGCTTCATATGTCTCATGGAGAATCTCCTGCATATTCTGGAAGTGATTGAACACCTCCCCCGGCACGAGGTCCTGCAATTCCACCGGCACATTCGGGGGAATAGGGTTTAACTCCACCCCCTGGAGGCCCGGACTCTGCACTCGCAAGGATGAAAGCTGCGCATCCTCCAGCGAAGGCGGGTTCAGGCGTACCGTGGAAGTCAGAGTCTGCAGGGATATGATCCCGACGACCGCATCCATCAACGCGACAGGACCAAGTACGGTACCTGCAGGAATTGATGGAATCTGCAACGCATCGACGGTCGTAAATGCGGGTGTAAACAGCAACGCGCCCGAAACCACTGAAGAGACAACCAGGGAATCTGCGCCCTGATCAACAAACGTGGCGCCCCCGATGGCACCGCTAGAGGCCAAGACGGGGACGGCAAGGCTTTGGTCGTTTTGACTCTGCAGAACAGGAACGAACAACGCAGACGTTGATGCAATGGCTGCCAAGGCAAGTGACTCATTGCCCTGCGCAGTTAGCCCGGGTGCGCTGACGGCATTCCCCGCCACAAACAGGGGTATCACAACACCCTGATTCCCCTGCCCCTGCAACGCAGGAACAAATGTTAACGTGTCGGGCCCCAGAGAGGGAACTGCCAACACGTCGACTCCGGAGGCTTGCAGCGCGACGGGGTTGAGTACCGTACCGGAAACCAACGCAACAATGTCTAATGTTTCATTGTTCTGTACAACAAGTGAAGGCGAAAACAAACCGCTTGTTGGTGCAAGATTCGCTACTACAAGCTGATCATTCCCCTGCCCCGTTAGGGTGGGCACAAACAGGGCAGTCCCAGAGGCCAACGCCGGTATGGAGACAGAGGTGTTGCTTTGATTCGTTAACGAGGGGACAAATGTGATCGTACCGGCTGGTAATGCAGGCACGGCTACAGAGTCGTTCCCCTGTCCCACGAGGGAAACGGCGTGAAGTGTCGCGCCAAAACTGCTCTGTGGGATAGAGAGAGTCTCGTTGCTCTGCGCAGTGGGGACGGGCGCGCTGAGCACAACCCCACTACCCAGCGCGGGGACATTCAGAATGTCGTTTTGTGGGGCAGCCGCGGGTACAATCGCGAGAGTCAACGCTCGCTTGCCAAAATCTGCGGAGCCGAAATCCATCAGCCCCGGGTCTTCACTCGCTGCGTTTAACTCTCGCGAGCCAAAAATTGCGCGCGCAAACTGCGCGATGAAGGCGGAGCGAGCGATCTCCGTATAATTCGCAGGTACAACCGGACCTGACAGCCAGTAGTCGGTGCTCTGCGCTTCATGACCGCCGAACGCCAGCCACAGATAATCCTTCGCCCCGCCCGTCGGAGTCAACACAGCCGGGTCGATGGATTGCGCCACGCCGCCATCGACGTTCACCCATGCAGCCGCCTCGATCGGATTCACCGAGTCATGCCCGGTGATTCGCAATACAACCGCACCAATGTTGTTGTAGGCGGCGGAGACCGAAACCGTTGCGCCTTCAGTCCCGTCGGCGATCTTCCACAAAACGCGCGCGTTGGGACTGGACGTTAGCGGATTGTCGAATCGCGTCCATCCTGTCGATGTGGCGCCAGACGTACCGCGCGGACAAACGCCCATGACGAGAAGGTCGCCGGATTGAATCCCGGCCGGTAGATTAACCGTGTGCGGATCCCCGCCTTGCGAAGCCTCTGTCGTTATCGCCGAACCAACTATTTGCGGGAACGCCATTTTCCATCAAGTCCTTCGCGCAATAAAAAATAGGGAGTCCGCCAGTCTACAGGTGGACTCCCTCAAGTTCACCTACTGGAGGCGTTCTTTATCGCCGGCGCGATCACAGCCCTGGCGGGCGCTTGTCCAATTCTGCCTCCGCAAGCAACTCACCCACATCATCGACATGCAGACAATCACACATGCAGGCGTATTGGGCCGCAGGCTGAATCGTTGCAATGTACCCATTGCAGTAGTCATTGCCCTCCGTCGCGCTGTGCAACACGCCGAAAGCGACAACTTCGCCGCCGTTGAGTTGCACGATTTTGTCGCCGTTCTTGGCCTCGCGGCCGTTCCGATAATGCATTTGAGTCTTCCTTTCTTTATTGCAGCTGCGGTCTGCTACAACGAGAAAATCCCGCTGGCGTTGAAGATCATGTCCACGTTATTCCCTGTGGGGGTAAATGGCAGCCCCCCACCAGTGTCGAAGAAAGCGATAAGGCGACTCGTTGTCTCAACGCCTGTGTCTACAAAGAAAATCACCCCCTCGACCGCACCGCCGGTCAGAGAGGCAAACGCCCCCGGAATATCCGCCGCGTCGAATGTCCCGCTCGTAAACGTCTTTCCCGTCAGCGCAACCGTCGTGCCCCGCCGAGCACCCGCCGCAACATCCGACAGGAACTCGTGAGTCTGGGAGAACGCGTAATTGGTCGCGCCGCCGGCTGTGTCTACAATCACGGCTTTGACCACAGCCGTCGAGAGATTGACTCCCCCTTGCAACAGCTGCTCCTTAAACTTGTTATACAATGCATTAGCCATTGTGAATCCTTTCTATTCCACAAGGTTGTCGAGACGCCGATCCATCCGTTCAAGGGCAGAACGCACCTGATTCATCTGTTCCACAAGCATGTGGTGTTGCGCCTTTTGCAGGCGCACTTCATCCTCTTTGTACGACCTCAAGTCAGCCTTGAACTCCGCACGAGTCATTGTCTGCCCCGACACATCTGACAGCTCTTGCTGTAATTTGTCGGTGCGGTGTTGGATTCGGCCTACCCATGCTATAAGGATTACCACCGCACCGCCCAAGGGCCCATACTGCAAGAAGACCTCTTCCATGACCACTCATTCTTCTTTACCATTGCTACTCCCCCGCGATCACTGCCGCAACGAAGATATTGCCTCAGACTGTTGCAGCTGAGTTTTCAGGTTCTGATACAAGGAGAAAGAGATTCTCGACCTAGCATCATCTCCCACATGCTTGTACAATTTCGACCTCAACCCTTCCTCAATCACTTCACTCCACCGCATGAGGAGCCAATTCGTAACGAGGGCTTGCCCGGCGAGATTCGCTGCTGAGTCCACGTCGAACGGGGCGTTATACGTCCACCCATCCACGATGTCGAAATTCGCTGGACGAGTCGCACCCTGCGGGTAATACTTCAAGGAGGGGACGTATTGAAAATACGAGAGGGAGATCAGGGAACCGAGTCCCCCATAACCCGCAAACGCGAAAGCATCGCCGGTGCGATAGTAGAACCAGTCCTTGCGATTGACCTGCCTGCCGGGATTCACTTCCTCGGGGTAAATGGGGCACCCATTGTGGTCAAGCACGCTGTCATAGCGCGCAGTTTCCAGCATCTGGAAGAGGAAAGGCTTTGCGGGATTCCACACAAACCCTGTCTCAAGATTCGCAGCCAGCTGCTCCTCCACACGGGAAGCTCCATATACAACAGGCAAGTTCCTCGCGTTGGAAAACAGTTCCCGCATTGTGAGATTCAAATAAGAAGCCAGCGTGTCGAGCAGATCCACACGCGACGTTTGCGCTGCAACCCTATCAACAAGCTGGCTGAAGGTGGTCATGACGTGAGTCCGTCCTTAGTTCTGCGCCGTAGCGGCTGCAACTGCCGCGGCAAGCGAAGCAGCATTCCGTTTGGCTGTGTCCTGATCTTCCGCGATCTTCGCCGCCGCACGCATTGAGTCACTGGTGGCGACCCCAGAGATGGCCGTCGCGTCCTTCGAAAGGAAAGTCGAAGCCAATTTCTCCGCGACTTCCAGCGAAACCTGCTTCACCATTCCGCGCGTTTGCGGCGCGAGTCCTGCCAGAAACTCCTCGAATTTCTGAGCAGCCTTCGCGTCCGTAAATTCCAGCCTGCCGTTATGAAACTGGTACTCCCCGAGTTTAAACTCCTTGATGGGGGTACACACAAAAACAGAGGGGACTTCCACCCCCGCCGCCGGCACCGCCACTTTCTCAGCCATGCTTGTGATTCCTTCTTGTGCCATGATGTTGTGGGCGGGTAACAGGCACAGTGCTACCCGCCCACTCATTGTCTCGCGCTCCAGTGCACCCACACACCAATGCGCGAGTCAAACCCCCCAGCTTACGCCGAAGCCGCTGAAGTGTCGATGCCGGTGTAGATGCCCATGGTCTGCGCACCCAGCACCTTGACCGAAGTCTGCGAGGTAATGACTCCCTCATCCGCGTCCTTCCCGTTGGAGCGAGACCCGGATTTGTCGTGGTCATCCCGGAAGGTGCGACGCAGCCACCGAGTCTTGATGGCGCCGGGATGCAGCACGTAGAGTTCTTTCTGCCACAGCGGCGACTCATTCATCAGCGGATGCGTGAGGATGGTCAAGTCGCCAAAGGCGCTGACGAACTTGGTGAATTTGAGTCCGAACGCAGTTTCCCCGGTCTCAAATTGGTGCACACCGTCTTTGCGGGCAGACTCGTTGAGCGTCTGCAACGCAATGTTGCCACCGAACGCGATTCTCTCATTCGGCATACCACGAATGTTCGTGCTGTAGATATCGCGCAGAAAGTCCCTGAACTCCGCCATCGTCACATTCGTGGCCTGCGCGCGAACCTTGCCGCCACGGGCTTTGATCTGCTGTAGAATCCCGTCCATCATGAAGAATGGTTTGCTGTTCAGCGACCCCACGTGTTTCACGCCCCAGAGCATCGCGCGTTCGATGTCCTCGGCATGGAATCCCGCCGCTTCCCGTTTCGACTTCGCGACTTTGTCCCCCGTGTGGAACGAGACCACCTTGGCAGTGCCAGACACGCTCCAGGAGTTGCGGAAGATCTGTTGGTAGTTCGTGTATACCACGCCCTGATTCATGACCGCAACCGGCATACTCGAAGCTTCCTCGAATGCCGACCCGATCTTGACCACATTGTGCGATCCCGTCAGGGACACAATCGCAGTGCCGCCGATGCCACGAATCACAGTGAGGACATTCGACGCCTCAGCCGTGACAAGCATGACCTCCCCGGTTTCCTCCACCAGGAGTACCGTGCCGGCCACATACGAGGACGCATCCCCGACCGTCACGGAAGTCGTTGTACCACCGCTGACGACATTGGTGCGGCCTGTGATTTTCGTTTCCTCGAACCACGCAAATACCGTGTCGCCACCTTCTTCAGACTCCATGCCGCTTGAAATGGCCAGCAAAGGCGCCGTGCCTCCCGCATGAAGTTGCAGGAGTGCACCAGCAAAATCGCCGATGCGATCGCTGACGACTCCTGCGTTTGACAAAAACAAACCTTTGATAGCCATCTTGAATCCCTATCTCCTATTGTCCGCTGTGAGCCCCAGTTCTTTTGCCCAATCGATTTTCTGGGCCGTTCGAGCCTGCGCCTCGTTTTCACTTTGACTGCCGCTGGCGATTCCCAGACGCCCAAGCATCTGTTTCGTCATAATGGCTGCCTTCTCTTTGTTGCCCTTTGTCCGCACCAACGCTCGTTGAAACAACGCCTGTACAACAGGTTTGGCCGTTGCATCGACTCGCGGTAGCTGCGTATCCAAAAACTCCATATTGTCACGACTGTCGAATTGGGCGGAGAGAGTCTTTTTGACGTCCCCGATGATCCGTTCGTGCATCGCCTGCAGCATCTGCCCCGTCAGTGTGAGCGTCTGTTGTGAAACATTCCGCTGCAAGTTTTTGATGCTGTCATTGAATCCCTTCGTGTCGTTGTTCGCCAGCTGCGTCATGACGTCGTCCGTCATGATGTCTGGAATCTGCATCGCCTCTACGACGTTGCGGAGCGCCGCCGTTGCATCGCCTTGCGTCTGAGTCTGATTCTGTGCAGGTTGAGCCGTCTGCGTTGACGGATTCTGCTGTGCACCACGCTGGCCTCCTTGTTCACTCTCCCCGCTCTCGTCTGCATCCCAGAACCCTGCCAACAAATCAGCATCACCACCACTGTTATCGGCCTGCTGGTCTTGATTCCCCTGTTGTTGCCCTTGCGAACCGGCGGCCCCGTCTTGCCCGCCCTGTTGCCCGCCCCCATTGCCGCTGCTTCCAACAGCCCCAAAGATTTCGTCTTCCATAGCCCTTGATTCCTTCTGTTGTGTTCTAGGTTAATCTTCTATCGAAGCGAGTCTCGTCTTCCTAAGATAGGTCAAGAACTCCTCCAATTCCGCCACAGATGTCATCATTATCGTAAAAGACGACAATACATCTGTGTAGTCTGGGGAGCCAAAGGTCTTTTGACTCTTCCCAACAGCCGTCGCATCCGCGGCGCTCTGCTTCAACGCCTCCAGCTTCGCCAATTCACACAGCTTTTTGAGCGCCTCCACAAATGCGGGTTGCCGGAGAATCTCCCTATGCCCCCCGAACTCCTCACTCTCAAACGCCCTCATGTACATGATATGCCTCCTCTAGTATTGCCTGTCCTGTGAATCGGATTGTCGCCGTCATGCGTCATGCGTACCGTGTTCTGTCCTCGCTGCGCTCGGACTGCCTTCCTATACCCCCAAGCCCAATGTTGGCGGCAGACTCGCGTTCGCCGCTTCCGCAGGTAATCCCGCTGCCGCCGCTCCGCCCTCAGCCCCCGCTGCCTGCTGTGGTTGTTGGATCCTAAACTGAGTCAAATCCAACTCCACATCTAGGTAATCCGACCACGCATCCATTAATCCCACAACATCAATCTGTTCCAGCGCAGACTGCGATTGCAGCACAGCGAACAGCACCCGTTGAATCTCCTGCGCCACCAATTGCTTGTCGATCGCTTTGAGGCCCTGCCCCAACACGTATTCCAGTTTGATGTCCTGCAGTAGATTCCCTTCAATTGTCCTCTTGGACCCGTCCGTATCCACGACTTCCACATCATCCTGGAACTGAATCAGGTTGAAATACAACAAGGTCCTCCACGTGCGCAACATCGTCTCGTCCAGAATCCTCGCATTCATCAGGAGAGGTCGATTCCCTCCTTGAATCACCGCCGCCACCTGTCGATCCACCGCACGGTCGATCCCCGCAATTTGGGAAGGTTGCGCCTGTGTGGGAATCAATTGCTGCATCACCCCTAGCAGGGAGGTAAAATCTTGCATTGTCCGTGACGTGTCCACCGTTCGGCTGTCTTTGAAAATGACTCTATCGAGGGGGAGATCGCTCGCACCAGGCTTCACCGGGATTGCCCCGGCAACTTCACCTTCCTCAAGTTGATTCATATCCACAAGATTTGCATTGTAAAAGGTAAGTCCCCAGATGTTCTTCCGTACCCCCTTCACATGCGTATTCAACAGGAACGAAAGGAAGTCTTGCAGGGGCCGCAAGACTTCCGAGCTCGACCGTTGCCATTCTTCCAGCGCATCAATGCTGAGGGAGCCCATTGCAACTGGGATTCTCGCGTGGATGTTGGGCACATGCTCGGCACTTACCAGCCACGCGCCATCCACGATTCCGAGTTTCCATAATTCCAGGCGATTTCGAGTCCGCTTGTTATCCGCATTACGCGCAACGAGCTTCATCTCCACCGGATTAAGCCAAATCCACACGCGGGTGAATTCAAACAGGCCGTTGATGGAGGTGAATCCATCCTCCCCGCCTTGTATTCCCGCTTCGTATGACATGAAAGCCCACTCGCTGGCGGAGGAAGTCAGCGCATCCTGCGACAACTGGAGTTCCGCGGGGGGATACTTGTAAAGACTCGTCTTGGTCACCCCGGCGGCCGTGGCGCGCCGCGTTCCTCCCGTCCCAGCACCCGCCCCCGTCTCGCCCAGAGCTTCACGGAGATTCAACCACTCCCCCGCCGCCCCCTTCTTCTGCAACTCAAAGTAGTTTGTCAGCCGCGTGGTGGCGAAAAACTCCGCTTTCGTATCGATCTCCAGCAGAGGGACTCCTGCAGACCAGAATGCATTGTACAGGTCCACCGCCTCAGTTCGATTCCCCTCCCACACAATCGTGGGAGACACTTCCACGGCACCATCCCGGCGGAAAATCTCCAGCCCCGGTTCTGTATCCCACTCAACGATGAGTCCCCCCATGTTGTACTTGTGGATGTCCAGAATAGCCCGCATCAACTGCCTATAATACCCCGCGTGTTGTGCCTGTTGATTCATCACCTTCAACAGGTCTTTCCCCGCTTCCTGTTGATTCTTATCCCCCACATGCTGAAACATCCCCCGTGTGGGAGCGAATATGCCGCTGAAATACGAAATCGCGTCCTGCAATCTCACGAGTCCCAGCGGCATGTGTTGATCAATCGCATAAGGCTGCCCATTGGCGTCCTTCCGATCTTTGCGCTTCTGGTCCGCTGACGTGAGGCGAATCCACCCATAGATCTGTTTGTCCGCCTGGATGAGCCTCGCGAGTCTCGATTCCCGCCCCAGTTTGGCCGCACGCAAACGTGGCATTACGAAGTCCATCAACTTCATGTGCGAATCTGCATTCACCAGAGGATGTGTCTTCGGCAACGAGGCCGGCGCCTCCGCCAATGTTACATCCGACAAACGAATCCTGTCCTGTGTGCTAGACATTGGCGATCTCCAATCCCTGTTTCGCCCCCGCCATGGCAGACGTGGGCAGATTTAATGCCGCGTAGGCATTATCAATAATCTGTGACTTGTAACGAATCAACATCTGTGGACCGTAAGAAATCGCATCTACAAGATCATCCACTTGATCCTTCTTACGCATGTCGTATTGAAGGAATTGAGTCGTCGCCTCGAACTCCCCGTGAGGCAATTTGTACTCCCCGTCTTTCATCAAATTGACAAACGTCTTGATCCGCATTGCCTTCGATTGATTCGTAGATGCTTGCAAAGGAAGTACCAGCACACGCGATTCCTGTTTCCTCAGGAGCAGCACCTCAAAGAGAGTCAGCAACACCCGCTGCGCCGCCACATGTTCAATCCCCCACGTGAAACACTTCCAGTACCGCATAAATTCAATGCATTGATTGAAAATGTCCACCTCAGACATGTGCCCGGTTTTGTACGTCAGCACTTGCGGGGGGCCAGTATTAGGAATCCCATGAACCACAATCGCTGTGGAGTCATTCACCTCCGGGTCCAGCCCGAACGCGGGGTCCACCGTGATGAATGTCGCGAGGTAATCTTCCGGATTTGCCACCACCTCGTATCTCATGTCCTCCACTTGGAATCCCGCCTCTCCAAGCCCCGGCATGTTCATCATCTCACAATACCATGATTCCGTCTGGCCAATTGCCGCGTATTGCTGGAAGTCCGCAATCAGCTTATCAAGAGTCCACAAGGCAGGCCAGAGCGACTCCAGCTGTCCCGTGGTGGGATTCATAATGATCGCGCCCAGCACGAGTGAGTGCCACGTCTCCTTGAACTCCGGGCGAGTCGTTAACCTCGCCAGCAAAGAAGTTTTGCGCAGCATATTCCCAATCCAGATCACCTTGTGTTTGTGCGCAAGGGCCTTGAGAAACGTGGCGAAGATCCACTTGTCCAGCTTTTTCTGCAATCGATCCGACTCTGTATTCTCAAGGTCCTCCACATCATCCACCACCGCAATATCGGGGCGCTGGTTGTCAATGTTGATTCCCCGCATCTGTTGGTTGGCACCCGCAGCGCGCAAAATGCACCGTTTCTCCCTTCCGTTCCTGAGTCTTATACGGAAAATCCACAAGGAATTGCCCTCGCTCGCGGTCTCCACCACAATCGGCCCATACACCGCTGTGTAATTCGGGGAATTAAAGAACGCGAAAATGTCCTTGCAGGCATTCAACGCGATGGTATTCGTGTTAGACAGATACACACAGAATCTGTGTGGGAGAAACTGGAAATGATACACCACAGCAAGTTTTGCCTGTGTGGTTTTCGCGTGCTCCCTGGGAATCGCCTCAATAACCCGCTTCTTTTCCGGGTCAATCATGTTCCCCCATGTTTGATGGTGGAACTCCGGAATCTCAATATCTAAACTGTCCGGCATAAAGAATTCCGCGAAGAACTCATAATCCACACGGAGGCGCTGATCGATCTCCGCCACAGATGCTTGCGCACTTACCGTGGAGACTCGATCATCCAAATCATAGATTAAATCAGGCTTTGCCTTCATGCGCGTGCACTCATCTACCCAATCGCAGCCAGACCGAATGATTCCGCCAACGCAATATCAATCGCGTCGGTATCCACGCGCGGCGCCAACAGCTTCTGTAACGCATTCGCAGGAATCTTATACTTCGAAGCCTGCTCAATGTCAATACGCCGCTCCACCGCTCGCACCTGCTCGTTTTGTTGACTCCCGTGAATCAATTTGTTAACAAATCGCTCTGTAAGAGTGAGATTCACTCGCAATCCCGGCTCTGCCGCGTTCAAAAGAGTCCCTGCGGTCTTCCGGTTGCGCCGCTGCGCCTTATTCGCGACCGCCGCCAATTTGAGATGAAACTCCGGGTCATTCGAATACTTGCATGTGTCCTGCAATTTCTTCAGTGCGGTAAATTCCAGGGAGTCCCACGACACATCCGTCTGCGCCGAGTACTGCGCCATGTGCACCGCAACGCAACGCTTTACCTCCTGGTACTCCGGAAGCGCAATGATCTCAAGAATCTCCTCCTCTGGCACCGCGAAAATGTCGGCAACCGTAGCAGAGTCAATCCCCTGCATCTCATGCAGTGCCACCGAGAGATGAATCTCCTCCACCTCCCGACCCAAGAGTTCCGCAACCTGTTGATTCGTCAACATCACCGCCTCCGAGCGGGGCGCACCGCCCCACATCCACACACTCCACCCTCCCCACATATGTGCATTCTCCGCCCAAGTCAAGTGTTAATCGTTCCACAGGAAGGGATTCCCCTGGAGCGTTATTTCCGTTGGAAGGAATGCACCCCGCAAAGAGTGACTCCCCCCGACGGTTATTTCCGTCCGGCAGTGGAATCGTGAAGGTTTTTTATTTTTTTGTGAGGACAGGGCGGGGGTCGTATTAAGAGTGAGGCCGCGATTTCATCATGGGGGGATACCCTCCCCCCTTCGCCAGAAAAAGGCTCAAGAAAAACCTGACGAGCGACTAGCGAGTCGCCTTGCGCTGAAAGAATGACTTGTCGGGCGACCAGCCCGACTCCTTACTTCGAGCGAGCGTAGCGAGTGAGGATTTTTGAGAATGAGAATGAGTCGCAGAAAGGCTATATAAGAAAGGCCGGTATTCGTTGGATTGAATACCGGCCTGGGGGAGGCGCGCGGTGCGCGAAGCGGACAATTACTCTGCTGGGTGCGCCGCCGCCGGAGTCGCCTCGGCTGCCCTCGGTGTGATCGCCGCCGCCGCCTTGTCCACCCAATCGGTTAGGCGCTGCCGCGTTGCGTTCCATTCTTCGGTGTCAATTCCAGCCGTGAAAGCGAGGGGCCTTAACTCCTCGACGTGTCGAAGCCAAGCGGCCCGGTATTCGTCTAGATTGTTTGTGAATACATGCATGGTCTGCGCCTTTCTTTCATGTGTGTGTGTTGTCGACTCAATCACCCTACACCCGCGCGCGGCGCGATGCAACAAAAAAGCGCGCCGCGGTGAGTGAACATCGCGGCGCGCCAGTCTGTTAGAGTCACATCGTCCGTAGGCGGAGCAACTATGCGTTGTCGTCCTCGTCCTCGTCGTCGTCATCGCCGAAAAGGAGGTCCAAGTCAACCGCCTCTTCGCCTTCGGCTTCGAGTTCGATGTCCGCCCCTACGCTATCGCGCGTCGCCAACCACTCACGCGGCAATGAGTCTTCAACCCCATCCTTCGCCGCGTGCTTCACCAGAGCGCCGATCACTTTCACGAACACGCCCCGTTCTTCCATCGCCGGGAATACCCGCTCGGCGAATGCCTTGCTAGCGAGAACCTGCCGCAGCAGGTCTTGCGTGACTCGGATCGCGCGGAACTCGGCAAAAGCACCCGCAAGCGTGTCGATCAGGGCTTTCGCGTGCGACTTCCACACGGTCCACTTGCTGCCCGCGCCGGCACGGCTGAGCACATAATCGTCGATTGACAGCGGAATCGCAGCAAGTGCGTCCGCCGTAATGCCCGGATCAATTTCCGCATTCGACGGCTTCCGAATCGGGCGCACAAGCTGTTGCGCTAGCGCCCGCGTTAACGTGTGAGCAATCCACTGCGAAGCATTCGGCGCTTCCAGCACGTCCGCGAGGCGCGGGACCGGCTGGACAAGAATCGTCCTGATGTCTGCGCCTTTGTTCATCACGCGGCAGATGTAGATGTCTTTTCCCGCATAAACAGAGAAATCAACCTCGCCGCTATCTCGGTCGAGTCCGGCGATGTCGAAGCGGGTTTCCACTGCGCCGGGCGTCTGCAAGATTTTCGCCAGCATGACTCGAAGCGTGTTTATATGCGAGTCCGATCCGTCCTCCGGCGCGCTAAGGATTGTGCGAACCGGAATCTTGGTCATCTCTTTATAGCCGACCGGAGCCGTGGCCGGGGCCGTGACTTCTTGCGCTTGTGCTAGTGCTTGCGCTTGTGCATTGGTATTCATTGCTTGAACCCTTTTGTTTCGCGTTGTGAAGCGACGCGGAATTGCATCGCCCCTTATACATACGCGCGCGCGAGGGGGATGTCAAGCGCATACGCGAGAAGAGCCCGAAAAAGGCCGGTATTCCGGGGGTAAAAAATGTTGCAGTGCAGCATGAAAATGCGCGCGCACGCGGGGCGTAAATGGATTGGGACACTTTCAGCACGTTTTTCCCCTACAAGTGGAATGGCAGGGAATCACCTACAATGAGAATAACATAACTAACATAACTAACATAACCATTTCACAAGCGGGGGGCCCCCTGCCGGCCTGACCTCGCGGAATTGCGCATAGGTGTATGAGTACGCGCGCGTGGGGGGGGATGTGAATCCCATCCACAACAGCACCTGTACTCCCCTCCCCCGCGAAAAAATGGCAAAGGGACTCCCTCAAAAACAATTTAATTCTTTAAAAAACTTGTGTACGCCCTGTAAAAGCAATAACGCCCTTGAGAATACAGGTGGGGAATACAGGGGAAACATGGGGGTGGAATCATATACCTACATGTTATGCAAAAGAGCGAGGTCAGGGCGTGCGGGGGCGGGGGCGGTTGGGAAGTGGTTATGTTAGTTATGTTATGGAAGGGACAAAATGACTCCCCCCGCAAGGGGGGCGCCGACCTGTAACAACGGTAACAGCGGGGCGAATCCACATCCATGTCCCATTCACATCCATGTCCATGTCCCATTCACAGAAGAGGGCGGCGCCCCCCGGACAGGCATGTATGTAGGAATGAGTCGTTTGCGCAGCAAACGCGCCGACCTGTAGCCGTGCAGGGACACCCCCCACCCCACCCCACCCCCGTGCAGGGACACCCCCGTGCAGGGACTCACATGCGCACGCACGGTACATTCACATTCACACATTCACACATTCACACTCATGCGCGTGCGCGTGCGCACTCATGCGCGCAACCGAAGGAGAGAGTCGAGAAAAAATGTTATAACATAGGTTGACATGCAAGGGAAAGTGTGCTAGGGTGGATGATCGGGGCGTCGCGGCCCCTAAGGCACAGAAATGAATGAGAGTCTCATGCACACCAACCTAACAGACACCTATGACGCATCCGCACATGACGCACATGAAGCGAGCGCGGTCACAACATTCAACCCGCGGGGCATTTATTGCCGTGCCACGGGAAGATTGATGGGAGTCATGACGGAAGAAATGTGGGAATCAATTCCCCTGTCCATTCGCTCAGACGCGATGCGCATACGCGAAGCGACATTGGCGGCTACGCGCATGGGGCCTGGGTGGATCATTAAGAGACGAGACTCTTATACCGCTCTGCGCGAAAGTGACCCCGTGGGTTTGACGGTCTACCTATGCGGAGTCGTTTTCGATGCGATGGAAAACACCCACAAGAGTACTTCATTCAAGGCGGAAGAGGCACAACAGACATACATGCCGCGATGGGAATCTGTGCAGGCGCATAATCAATTCATCGCGCGCAAAATCGAATTATTCCAACACCTTGCAGAATTGCCAGAAATGACGATTTCCCTCGCACTTGATTCATTACTGGAATTAGACGCGCGGCGCGGTCTTCACACGATAGCGCCCCCGGTGGGACTCTCATTCCAGCACTTCCTCACAGATTTCAAGGCATCCCTCGCGCGACTCCTCACACATTGTGACGCCGAGATTGAAGAGGCGCGGTTAAACGGCGCGCGCAGTGGTACATATTACGCGCGACATGCGGTGGGATTGCAACTCTCCCGCATTCCTGACGGGAATGCCTCTCCACAATTGAGCGCGGCGACGCTTCGCCAACGGCGGAAAGACCGGGAGGCACAAGAATCTCGCATGATCTTCATCAATGCGTTGCTTGAAGCGGGTATCGAGATGGATACGCGGAAGAAGGGTGACACGACTCTCCGCCCGCCTCCGCGTCCCTCTTCATATGATTACGGCACAAAGATGCTGAAACAGATGGAGCGCGCCGAACGCCTCAAACATTCAATTCACCAAGGCGGAGTGAAAGGCGGGAGAATTAAACTGTGAAAACGAATACCAATACCAATACCGCATTAGATACTGACCCCGCGTTAAATCGAGTCGTTAGTATCGAAAATGAGTTGCGCTTGTTTGACGCACTGCCCCGCGTTCTGCGCGATGCGCTGAATTATGCAACGGAAAATTACTGTGTGCGTGATGTGGCGGTGCTGTATCACAAACAACGCAAAAGTGTAGCAGAGATTCTGAGGTTTTTAAAATGAAATCCAAAGCACCCACACGCGCGCCGGCATTGTCACCAAAGGCGCAGGACGCGCTGTCGCGACTCTCTGGGAACATCAAAGCGCTCTCTTCCCAAACCGCGTTGCCAAAGGCGCCGCTCCCACCCACGTTAATGCGCGCGCAACGACTCCCACACGTCAATCCCGCCCAAATGAGGGATCAGTTGTTGGGAGTCCCCCAGGCACTCGCCGTGATGGAGTCCCTTAAATCGCAGGGTGCGAATGTGGCACAGCAACGCATCGCGCAACGTGCAATACTTGATGCGGCGCTCCCGGCAAAGGTAGAGGATGTGGAGAGTCTCGCCCTGAAGGCTACCATTGTGCCCCAGGCACTTGAAACGCCTGTACTGGCCTTGTCAATTCAAGGGGGCACCCTGATTCCCGAGGGCTTTACATTCGACGACTCCCAATTACGCGCTTTGGAAAAACTCGCTTTCCGTTCCTGCGGCTGTCTCATTGGCGCAGCGGGAACCGGAAAAACCACTTGCACAAAAGCGTTTGTACAACACATCGCGAACACCGTGAAAAGCGTAGACGCGAATTATGTGGAGCGCAAACAAAAACTGCTCGCAGGGGAAGACTCCACAAATGTCCCCGAAAGATGGATTCCTTCTATCCTGTTGTGCGGTTTCACCGGGCGTTCCGTAAGGCAGATTCGCAAGAACTTTCCTCAATCATGGCACGGGAATATCAAAACAATCCACCGTGCGCTGCGTTACATGCCCGTGATGGTGGAAGGTATGGATGAAAACGGCGCGCTTGTTACAAAGAGAATCTTCGAACCCTGGCACACGGAGTCCAACAAAATGCCGTGGGATGTGGTGATTGTGGACGAAGCTTCCATGGTCTCGCTGGATTTGTGGGAGCGATTCATCGCCGCAATGCAAGATGGAACCCGTGTGTACATGATCGGGGATATCAACCAATTGCCCCCAGTGCACGGGAAAAGCGTCTTTGGATTCGCAATGGCAAAATGGGGCGTTGCAGAACTCACGCATGTGCACCGGCAGGTGGGTTCTAAGGACCAGATAGTCCCCAACGCGCATCGTATTTTGCAAGGAAAGACTCCCCAGGACGACGGCAACTTCCGCATGATGGCATTGAGTCGTGATCCATTGAAAGCCTCGCAGCAGGTTCTCGCCCTCGTTCGAGGACTGAAGCGCAAGGGAGTCTACAACGAACTGTTCGACAACATCATCACTGCGGTGAATGGAGACAAGCCAGAGTCACCCACCGCTCCTCTCGGACAGATTCCCCTCAACACGCCCCTCTCTATGTTCTTCAATCCCGACGCAAAACGCGTGATGATTGATTGTGGGAGGAGTCGCAAACTGCTCGCCGTGGGCGACAAGGTGATGGCGACAAAGAACGATTACGCCACCGGGGTGACGAATGGGATGATGGGAATCATCACTGAGATCACCAAGAACGGGGCGTATGGGGGAGATCCTCGCGCAGTGGGGGATTGGGAGTCTGTGCAGAAGTACATGGCGGAACAAGCAGAAATTGACCGCGAGGGATTCGATCCCGAAGAGTTCGAGGCGATGCTGCACCAGAAACTGCAGGATGGTGGACAGGAAAAACAGAAGGAATCTTACTTGAAAGGCGAAGCCTCGCACTCCATCACCGTGGACTTCCACGCATGCGAAGCAATTGGATCAACAGACGAGGAGGATGATGAGGCAGATTCCTCCTCTTCCGTCGAAGTTCATCGCTTTGTGCATTTCCGCACCCGCGGGGAAACCGAATCGTTACAACTCGCCTACGCCTCCACTTGTCACAAGATGCAAGGCGCAGAATGTCCCACAACAATTGTGATTTGCCACGAAGTATTCGGGCGTATGCTGTCAAGGGAATGGCTTTACACTGCGTGTACTCGCGCGAGCGAAAAGATTCTCCTCTTGTACACACCCCGTGGATTGCAGCGCGCCCTTGCCAACCAGAGGGTCAAGGGAAAGACTCTCGAAGAGAAAGTCCAGTCTTTCCGCCAGTACATGGAGTCAATGGGGGAAATCCGCGAGGTCAAGGGACTGGGACCAAAGGAGCCGAAATTGCCAGAAGCAAAGGAGCTATGAGTCATGACGAAACAACCCGAAAATGATTCCATCGACCCCAATAAGTGTACAGTGTTTGAGATTGGATCATATACGGCTCTCAATTTGGGATTCCGTCTCTGTAGGCGACCTGAAATATTTAGAATTCTCGATACAGACACAAATGAGATAGGGATAATGATTCAACCGTGTGAAGCTTGCAGAAATGAAATGGATCTGATGTTTCAGGAAGTCGCGGTGAAGATGCGAAACAACTCGCGGGAGAAACCGACGCTGAATTGATATGGCACCAACAACTAACGAAAGGCACAGAATCATGCCAACCTTACAGACCACAATCAAAGAATACGTTCTCGGGAACCACATTGTCGAGGTGGAGATCGTCACGGACAGAGAATCTGAATTGGTGGAAGCCGCGAACTTGACTGTTGATGGAGAATCCAGTTCCCGCCTCGTCATTGGGAAAGACTTCCAAGCAATCAAAGTCAAAGATGTATTTGTGGCATTCAACGGCCCGCCCTTGGTTGTGCCTCCCGATGGAATCCCTTTCACAACCGAGATTGGGGCAGAGGCACCGGCTCGTATGTCCCCTACCGACAAGGAATCCTCCCAACCCCGACACACGGCATTTCAGATTGTAATGCAGTCGGCGCGCAAAAACGGGATTCAATACCCAAAAATTGGTTTCTTCTCAGGTACTGACGAATTACGACTCGTCTGCGCCGGGGATCACAGCACGAATCCAGGTTGTCTATATCTCCGAGATATGCATGGCGTGTACTGTGGCAAAGTTGATACGCGGGGGCAATTCTTTCCTCCGGGTGGCGGGAATCGTGGCGGGAATCTCCGGGTCATACAAGCATTTATGCGGCTGGAGAATTCCAGCGTCGCAGATATTGAATACATGCTGCGCGCGTATGGAAAAGAGACCGGGGAGTGCGGATGCTGCGGACGAATACTAACCAATGAGGAGTCCATCTCCTTGGGGATCGGTCCCATATGCAGGGTTAAATACGGTCTGTGAGAGGAGTCACATCATGAGTGAATGCAAGATTTACGGCCCCTTCACCATAAACGACTTCATGGTAGGGGACCGTGTGGAGATTCAACCATGGTTGGACCTGTGGATGCAGGGCGCCCGTTACGGCAAAGTGATCGGGGTCAAATCGAGTGTCTTGCATATAAGACTCGACGTGCTCCCCGACAAATTCATCATATGCGGAGTGGATCACCTCTTTGCTAGATGGGAATCCAAGCGAAGTGAAATTGACGGCAATGATGCTGTATCCTCGTAGACTCACCCTTACCGAATGTTCCTCGTGTGGCCGAGGAGGTGACTGTATTGCGCAGTTGCCGTCCGGCCTCTTGCTGTGCCATGACTGCCTCCGCGCGGGAATTGATTTCCTTCTCTGGTATGGATTGGCGGACGGTAATCCCTTCGCCTGCATGTTATTGGGATTCTCATGCGCGCATACATTTGTGGAGGCGGGGAAAAATCTGCATGGGTTGGTGAAGGGAGTCACAGAAGAACAGTCACTCGGGGAGGGGTTTCTCATGCCCCTCCCCTACGGGAAAGGCGGCGGCCTCGCTCCGGACAACCATACGCTGGTGACTCTTCCAGAGATGGACACGGCCCTCTTCCATCGGGACTCCTTGCGCAGGTGGAAAGAAATGACTTGACACACAGTGTTATTTGTGGTTATTATACCCCTGCTACAGTAGTCCCCCAATTGGAGCCTGCCCTGCTATGCAAGATTCACACAAAACCCTTAGCCCTCTGGAGGAGATCGCGCGTGCTATTGATGCGGGGCGCACGGTCCCCTTCTTTGATGTGGACGGGGATTCCGCAAGCCTGACTGAGCACATTCTGAGGGACACGAAAGAGCCCGACAGCGTGGCTTTGTTCACGTGCCCGCTTAGTCGTGGGCAGGTGCTGTTGCAGCGAGCGAGGATGAGAATCTCTCGCGCGCGCCGCCTGCTCGAAACGGAGCAAAAATACATTGCGAGGTTTCGATTGGAATCTCAAGTGACACCTATGCCGGATGCCCCGAACGGGGGTGAGGACTTCGTGAAAGTCAAACGGGTGGTCACTGATCGGCACACGACGCAGGAAATGTTGGAACAGACAGGAGCGATTCCGTATGGCAAGTCTAACTGAGAGAATTAAACAACAGCAACTGGCGCAGGCGCAGGCGCAAGCGCAACAAGCGCAAGGCAAAACGAGTCCGCAGCCGATACCGAATGTACCGCCAACGCAGCAACAGCAGCCGCAACAGGTACCACAGGTAGACGCTCCGCTGGATACAGTGGCGGTTTCTCGCTCTGGTTTTGCAGCATTGGCCAAAAGACTCACACAGGCACCAGTGCAAGCAACGGAAAAAGCACAAGAGATGAAGCCCTCGAAGAAAGCGGCGCCCCCAGTTTCAGCCACGGCTTCGCTTGCGAGTCTCATGAAGAAGCAAGCAAATGCGAGCGCGAGCGCGACGCTCTCAATGGCGCAGACGCAGACAACACCATCGGCGCAGGCTCCGGACTTTTCCGAGCTGGCTGGTATTGCGGAGTCTGATGCAGACGGCATTGGGGGCCTCGGTAGATTGGAGTTTGCTGACGAGACTCCCGTTGATGCACCCACCCGCCAGCTCTCCCCGGAAATGACTGCGCAACAGCTCGCGTTTGTGGACCTTCTCGACTCCGTGCACACAATGCACCACAACGAGGATGCGATTAAAGGAGCGGTGCAGAATATCATGATGGAGATGAGAGAGACTCCCATCCTTGCAAATTTGCTGGTGGATGAGGATGTCACAATCATCGTTAGACGGATGAAGTACATTATGGGATTCCGCAAACAAGCCGCAGTTGCTGCGGCGGGGAAACGCAAATCCCGCGCGATGTCGGCGAAGCAGGAATCCGCTGCTGCATTTCAAGCGGAATTGCTGGATGCACTTGGGGATTTGGGAGTAGAATTGTGACCATGATTGACAAGGCACAATTTGAATCCCTGGTCAACGGCTTAAAAGCGGCCGGGTTTTTGGCCGACGCCGCCGATCACATCGTACATGGAATCGACGCGATCTCAGACGCCCTCAAATCGGAAAGGTGAAGCCGCATGCAAGACTTATCGAAATCGGTCCTGAGCGTGAAGGACTTAAAAGCTAAACTAACCGTCGATCAACTCGCTGAGGCGCTTTACGAAGGCACGCCGCATCTTTCGAATCTTGCCGAAAAGTTAGCGCGGCAGCACGGCAAGGCCGACGCTCTGACGTATTACGGGCTGATGGGCGACAACTTGCGAAATTTCTGGCGCGGGATCGCCAAGCAATTGATCGATCACGCCGCACAATGGGAAGAGAATCAGGGCAGTGCATGCGTTTTGAGCGAACAGGAATCTCTCCGTCTGCGGGCGCTGCCGCGTGTGACGGAATAACCGGAGAAAGACAGCGCAAGGCTTTTAAGACAAGTTCCTTTTAAAGGAGTCAACTTCTGTGAACCTCATGCAACAAAACGTGATGTCCCCGCCTCCAAACAAGGAACTCCCTTGGCTGAGAGTCTCCCATTCCTCCACCAACACGTTCGCCTTCTGCCCCCGCAAGTTTGAGTTTCAGAAACTCTACGGGCAGGGGAAGGAGCGGCCGGATGATGACTCCATCCCTGCTGCCGTCGGTAGGGCGTTCCACCGCGCGTATCAGGAGTTTGTAGTATCGCATGATGAGAATCGCGCGTATTACGAATTACTACGGGCGTACCCATGGGAGTTGGCTCTCACGGTGCAACAGAATCGACGTACCTGGGATGTTGTGATGTCCACATTTGAGGAGGCGATCAAGCAATTCCATATGTGGGACTACGACATCATGAGATTCAAACGCCCTGATGGGGTGGAAGTCCCATGTGTGGAGCTACCATTTGAATTGAGATTCCTCAACACCGAGATGCCGGGTTTCGCAGGGATCGCTTTCATCGGGTACATCGACTTGGTGTTGTTGCACAAGGCAACGAAAGAAATTCTCGCTACCGATATTAAGACGCACCAGTCAACGATTCGGGACCGCACAGCGGAATACATGTACAACTCCCAGCAAATCCCGTATGGAGTTGTTGTGGAACACCTGCTTGGAAACCCGGTGGAGTCGTTTAACGTCTCCTATCACGACTGTCATCTCTCCCTCCCTGAGCCCCGCGTACAGGTGTATGAATTTACAAAGACGCAGGGCGCCATTCAGGAGTGGCTGACGGCGAAGATTCTCCAATTCCGTTCCATTAAATCAATGTTGGAGTTGGAACTGTTCTCCCGCAGGGAAAGTGGATGCGTTGCGTTCAACTATCCCTGCAAATTTCTCGACATCTGTGTGTCAAGGGACTCGCGGAACATCCAAGCATGGTTTGACCAGTTGGAAAACAAGGTGGATGATTGGAATCCCTGGATCGTCGCGGATGTCTTTCTTGAAAAGGGCCTTGTATAATAGAGCAACGTGTTCAACCAAAGGTGACTCAAAATGGAAACTCTCCTCATTACCATCATCATGTCTATCCCTCTCATCATCGCTTCGATTCTCTTCATGGGTCTCGTCATGTGGATCTACGAGTGGATCACCAGCACCGACGGTAATTATTGGAACAACAAGAAATGACTCAACAAACCAGATTGGGTCTGGATTTGGAGACCCTTCCCGCCGTGCAGACGCAGGCAGAGGGAGTCCTCTATCTCGCGCTGCTAGATCTAAGCAATGCCGTGCGCGCGTATGCTGCGTATTACGCAAAGGTGCGGGGGAAGGGGGCTCCGCCCATCGATCCACTAATCAAGGCTCACAGAGTCGCACGGAATGCGATGACGTGGTGCCATGAACCGTCCATAGTCCTCCACCTCGAAAAGGCACAGGAACACCGGGAATGAAACACCTCCTCTTCACACCCATGATCTTCAAGGATTACCTGCCTCCGCAGGGATTCCTTCCACAAGACCCCGCTGCACATGCCTGTTTCTACTTCTATATGTTGGCGGAAAAGGCGCGGGAAACTGTAGGGGAATCCACGGAGGATCAACGCATCTTGGAGGGCGAACAATGGATGACGAAACAATACAACAATCAGCGGCGCGCCGTGACGATGTTGTACGACCTGGAGAATCTCGGGGCAATCGACGCTTTCTGGCCGGCAGTAAAGTTGCAAGCAAAATTGCTGGGTCTGCCGGAGCCGAAACAAGAATACATGAGGGCGTTACAACACGAAGCAGAGTAATCTGGCTCTGGGTTTCCTCGGGATTCTATGGCGCCATCATGGCCTATGGGGTTTATACGGCGGCGGGCCTTGGCGGATTGATCGCCGTCTTAGGATTCATCTGCTTTATCTGGACAATCACGCTCCTTTAACAGGCGAGGCACAACAAGTGACAAACCGCAAGCCATATCATATGACACGAACTGAATTTTGCACGAGAGTCGTACAGCTGATCGACCAATACAGCAAAACAGCAACCGCGCAACACTTCAACAGCAGCGCTCAAGCGCCTTTCTCTGCATACATGGAAGACTTTATCTTGTACGTAGCTTGTGTGGAAGAAGAAGAGGAATAGACTCACATGCCAATCGGCACAGAAATGCCACCGGAAGAGCAGCTGGTGAAGCTCCTTCTTGTGGGGGACAGCAAGACAGGGAAGACTCATTATGCCGGGCAAGCTGCCGTGGCGGGGTTCAAGGTGCTGTACCTTGACGGGGATGTTTCCCGCCCCACCATCGGGCAGCTTCCCAAAGACGCATTGGCTCGAATCTTCTACCTCAATTTCTCCGACATGATCTCAGAGCAGGGACAATACATTCCCCGCAATGCGTTGCTGTTGAAGAAGTTCCTCACGGATGGAGTCTTTAAATGGAATGATACGAAAACGCGGGGCCTCCGTCCAGCCATGGATGTGGGTGATCGAGTCTACGACATCACAGCCTCCAAACTCACAGGGGATTGGGTTGTGGTGATTGATTCCTGGACCGGGGTATCCCACTCCGTGATGTCCGCGATTGCTCTCGATGCGGGAATCGATTTATCAAGCGTGGATAAGGCGGGACTGGGAGTGTATGGCAGCGCCAACAATTTTGCCACAGACTTGTTGTCAAGAATCCGCAGCCTCCCCTGTCATGTAATCGTGATCGCCCATCCCGATGAATTTATCAAGTACAAAGTCAAGCGGGGCTCCGTGAGGGAGGCAGGGAAGACAGAGAATCGGGAGATTGAATTTTCAAGATGGGTCCCCAAATCCATCTCACGCCCCCATGCAATGACTCTCCCATCTTACTTCACCGATGTGGGATGGCTGGAAATCGATGTGATGGATCGGCGCATCGTGGACTTTGGAGCAACCGCAGAGCGCTCAGCCGGCGGTCGCTTCACAACGAGACTCGCTGTACAGGATGCTGCATTCGCGGAACTTGTGCGCCGAGCGGGGGGATCGGTACCGGAGCAAGTCACCTTTGAGGGTGATCCGGCATTGATTCTCCATGACCCCTACGAACCGCCTGCGAATTTGGCAGCGACAACCTCGGTGCTGAATCCCACAGGAAAGGTTGGTGGAACGGTCGCCATGCCTGTTGGAAAAACTGCGTCTGTTAAAGCCGCGGCGAGTCCACTGGCATTACTGAAACGGAAACCTTCCTAATACAACCGCAAACAGAGGACGATACAAAAATGACTGACACGCAAAGCGACGCATTCAATGAAGCCTTCGAGGAACTCGCCGGCGTTTCGTTGGAAGACATTGTGGAGGTGCGATTCACTTCACTCCCTCCCATGAAAGCGGGATTTGAAATCGAAGAAGTCAAGCCCGGTACAGCGGAAACCAAGAGTGGAGATTCATTCACCCTGAAGGTCAAATGTCGGGTGCTGGAAGTACTGTCTGTGGCGTCGGCGGACTATCCGGACACGGAATCACAGGCAAAGCTGGTCGGGAAATCTCACGTGGAAACCTTCTTCATCCTCAAGAGCGATCCCCTCGAAGGACTTGGCAGGCTGAAGGCGTACCTCAAGGACATCGGCGCCCCCAATCCCGGTATGAGTCTCAAAGAGCTGATGTCGGGTGGGCTGAATGGACACAAATTCCTCGGCCAAGTGAAGCATCGGAAGAATCCGAACGACAAAGACAGACCGTTTGTGAACCTCAATCCGATCATCGAAAAAGCCAGCGGCCAAATCGCAGTCTAGTGGCAATTGTTTCGATACGTTGATTTGCTCTGGAGGGGTGGGAATACAATGAAATCTCGCCCCTCCTCTTTTCCCGTTCAACAAGGCAGCAAAATGAAAATCCTTTACTTCACCGACCCTCTGGGAATCACTGAAGGCTATATGCCCACCTTCGTTCGCCTTCTGCAGGCTTGCAAATTGGACATCAAGGATGTGCAGTTTGCGAATCTCCACAAGGTGGTTGATGGGGCACTCAAGCGGAGGGGGAATGAAAAGGAGATGACCCTGAGTGGGGACGAGGGTGTGCGGCGCGCCGTGAAAACTTACATGGATCACATGATTCAAACGGTCAAGCCCAACCTGATTGTCACCTCATGCAGTGCTGCACTAGGGATTCTCAACGGGATCATCTATGGGGCTGACAAGATAAGCAAGACACGGGGGAGTGTGTATTCATACAGAGGTATCCCCTCGATCATTGTCCCCCCCATCTCCGCGATTCATCGACAACAGAAAACCAAGAGTGTGGATGAGGACTTGGAAGACTCCCTAGAAGGGCAGGGCGATGTCTACAAAGTCAAGGACGGCTACTGGTTGTGGGTACGGGATTGGGCCAAGGTTGCAAGATACGCGCATGGGAAGCAGCGCCAATTCCCAGCCTTCCAGTACTCCGTGACTCGTACAATCTTCGACCTCAAGCAGGCGGAACACTGGCTCCACGATTGTGTGTTGAGTTCCCACGACTTGGAAACCACGGGGTCGGCCGAGGCGGGGGGATATACCATCTCATGCAGCGGCTACACCGGACTCAAACCTACCGGGGAAATGCGCACTTTTGTAATCCCGTTCGCGGACAAGTTCCAACCTGATGGAGTGTTCTGGCAGAACGACTCGGACTTTGCAGAAGCCGTGGAAACGGTGCGCCGCATTAATGCGAACCCGTCAGTCAAGGTGTATCAGAACGGTTCCTACGACTCCGCCTATAACATCACATGGGGAATGCCGCAGCACAATTACCAACTTGACACAATGCATATGTGGCATGCCCTCTACCCGGAACTGGACAAATCTCTCGATGTGATCGCGAGCATTCTGTTGGATGATTATGCGTATTGGAAGCAGGACTTAAAGGGGTTGAAAGAGGAGAAGGGCCGCCAAAGGGATAGGGACATGGAGAGATTCTGGCGATACAACGGCCTTGATTGCCATTATACATTGTGCAGTGGACTCCTCCTCCTACGCCTCGCCTCCGGCACGCCAGAGGTAAAGTTCAATTACGCCAATGAATTTCCGCAGATGTTGAGCGGACTCGCCATGACAATGCGGGGCCTGAAAGCTGACTTCGAAAAACGCGAGGCGCTGAGGCAGAAACTGGAAGAACAATACAATGCAAACATCGAGAGTTTCCGTCGTCTGATTGATGACCCGGAGTTCAATGTTAACTCCCCCCAGCAAAAAGCTGAATTGTTTTACACCCTGCTGGGTGCGACTCCCCGCAACGCGAAGGGAAAAATTATCAAAGGGAAAACCGGGAAAGGCAAAAGCGCGGGCAAACTCGCGTTGCGCATGATCGCGACGGAGCATCCGTTTTTCAAAAGAGTCTCGGACTCAATGCAGGCCGCTATGGAGCCCCGCACACAAATTAGCAATGTGTGTGATGTGCATGTAGCGACTCACAGGATGCGCTCCTCCGTTAGCGTGCGCACCGAAACATGGCGGTACAGTTCCTCATCGAGTCCCTTCTGGGATGGTACCAACATGCAGAACATCCGCAAGTCAATGAGGGATTGGCTTGTGGCGGACGATGGTTACATCCTGTTCGATGTGGACTACTCCCAGAGTGATGCGGTGTTTGTGGCGTATGAGTCGAATGACCAGAAGTACATCAAGACGATGTCCTCAGGTCAAGACTCTCACGCCATACACGGGGAGTTCTTTTTCAAAGTCCCCTATGAGGAAATTGTGAAGGGCAACCACAAGGACGACCCAAGGATTACACATCCCATCACGGGGATTCGGAACATCACCAAGCGTATTGTCCACGGGGCGAACTTTCAGATGGCGGGGGGCACGTTATATGTGAGCATGGGTCGAGAGTCTGTGATCGCCGCTGCTGTGAAAATGGGCTACGACCAAGCTCTGTTGTGGGATGAGGAAACCTTGTGCAGGTTCTGTCAAGCCCTGTTGCATCGATTCCGTGGTCTATATCCTCGACTTTCAAAGAAGGGCTGGTACGGGGAAATTGCGGAACGCCTTAAGAAGGAACGCAAGTGTACCAACGCTTTCGGGATGACACGTTCCTTCATTGGTACCCCGACAGACTCGGGAACTCAGCGCGAAGCAACGGCGTTCTATGGCCAAAGCGATACAGCGGGGAACATGAATCGCACGATGGAGGAAATTCGCTTCGGCTACATCCCCCCCACCTTCCGCGATGGGCCAAACGCGCACGCGAAGGAGAAACCCCTCAAATTGGAGGACAAAGAGTTCGGGCTAATGACCTGCCTGCAGGTCCATGACTCTCTCGTGGGGCAGTTGGATACACGCGCGCCCCGCTGGAAAGAAGCCCTGTATAACCTCTTGCTTGTAATGGAGCGCCCGATTATCATCAACGGGCACCAAGTCAGCGTCAAGACCGATGCGAACGTGGGGAAGCATTGGGGGAAGGGGATGATTCCCTGGAAATCCGGCGACCCGTATGATTTAGATCGCATTCGCGCTTGATCCCTGCCTTCGGTGCCTTCGGTGTTACACCACCCCCTTTGCAAAGGAGACTACCAACATGACTGCAACAACTGGCGTACAGGTACTCGGTTCTTACTTGACCACGGGTGCCGCGACCGGCGTGCTCACGCAACTTCAAGCGAATCTTGCCGCGCTCCTCGCCCTCGTTCCGAATCCCGACACTGCACCGGCTCAAGGCGGCGGAGGCTTCCTCGACGAGATGTCCCCAGCCGCAGCCGCGCAGCTTCGGGTTGAGATTCAGTCCCTGCAAGCCCTGGGTTAGCCTGCCCCCTCAGGCTTCTCCCCCTGCCTTGTGGTTAGGCAGGACTGAATAGCGTTCCATAAAAGGGGCGCGAGTTGAGGGAGCCTATACGGCGAGGCTATAGGCTCCCTCGATTTTCTAGCCTTCGACAGCACAAGCAGCACAAGCAACACAAGCAACACAAGCAACACAAGCAAAATAGGCACGAATCAAATGGCAACAAACGCCACACGAGTTGCGTTTCACTCCATCAACAGCAAGGTGATTGTGTTGAGCGGGCCCCCAAAATCCGGGAAGACTTCTATTGAGAATCTCATCCTGCCCGCACTCAACTTTGGGGGGTTCAACGCGGTGCGACTGGATCCAGTTGAACCACTACGGGAGTACCTGAATGAGATATCTCCTGACTGCGTGGAGGAGTCTGTCTATCAGGCGTGCAAAGACCTCGAATGCTTGGTCGATCCTACGACCGCAGCAAGAACCACGCCCCGACTATTAATGATTCACCACTGGGAGCGCGTGTGTTTCCTTCGGGGTGATCCGCTCTGGCTGATAAAGGAGTGGCACAAACGCGTCCGCGAACTTGAGGCACCCAACCTGGTGATTCTCTGCACTGTAGGACGGCAGTCCGAATTTGATTACATCAAAACCAACATGAAACGACACGCCGACCTGCTGCTGTTTCGCATTCACCGGCGGGATTGTACGTTCAAGGGTGACTCCCGACACTATCTCGACTACAACGTTTCCGGAATCGACATCACCAACGTGAATGCCCTGTTGGACGAAACCGCCGAAGCCATCCTCGACGCGATTAAGGAAGCGTGGCCCACAGCCAGCCCATAGGCGCAAACAAGACTCGCAAACACAAAACCTGTAGAGTTAAACAGACGAGCGCCGGGGCACAGGATGCGCGTGGACATTGACTTCCACAGTGAATACATCGCCAACTACATGAAGGCGGTGGAAAACACAGAACCTCCACGACTCTTCCACCTCTGGGCCTGTGTCAGCACCATGGCTGCTGCTCTTGGACGGCGGGTGTACATCCCCTTTGGGATGGTGGGGAAAATCTACCCGAATCATTACATCCTCCTAGTCGGCCCGCCAGCTTCGCGGAAAACCGCCGCCATGGGCGTGGCTTACAGGTTGTTAAAGGACTCCACAAATGTACGCTTCGCACCCACGGACACGGGAGGACAGCGGCAGGGATTGATTCGTGCACTCGCTCGCGGTTCCGAGGAGGCACAGACGAAAGAGGATGTTGCCGCGTTGGAAGCTGCGACGGCGGACCCCTTTGGTCTGACAGGGATGGAGGTGAATGGGAATCATACAGAGGAGGGCGACGAGGCGGAGGCCCCGATCATGCTAGATCGCTGTGATCGCCATGTACTCTCCGCCTTCTGGTCGGAATTGAGTGGCCCCCTCGGACAACACAACCACTCAATGATGGACTTCCTTGTACAGACATATGACGGGGATGATTACCGATACGAAACAACCAAGGGCGAGGTTACGGTTCGGGAAACCCTAATGAATATTTTCGCCTGTACGACTCCCGCAACTATCAGCATCACTCTCCCTCCCACCGCTGACGGACATGGGTTCCTCAGTAGATTCATTTTGGTACATGGCGCTGAAGTTTACAAGGACGTAATCTGGCCGACAATGCCGGATGCGAGTTTGATTATGTCGCTGAAAGAAACCCTGTCGTTTGTCAACATGAATCTCCGTGGGCCCGTAAACATTTCGGACGCGGCGAAACGTGTCGCAGAGGGCCTGTATAACACAGAATTGGATATAGCGGATCCACGATTCAGCTACTACAAAGCGCGCCGTTTCACCCACCTGCTAAAGCTCTCCCTCGCCTTGGCTGCGTCGCGGAAGCAGTTGACAATTGAAGGGGAGGATGTAGAGGTGGCGAATCTTGTTCTCCGCCTTACCGAAAAGGGCATGTCGGATGCGCTGGGTCAGTTCGGGATGTCTCCAATCTCCAAGCTGAAACAGGGAATCTTGGAATACCTCCGTTCCACTGGCGGGCCAGTCAGCGCCTCCGCTGTGCGCGCGGCATTTCATCGCGACGCGAGACCGCAGGATGTGGTAGAGGCGGTGAGTGACCTTGTGCTGGCAAAGAATGTAGTGCAGACTCAGAATGAACAGGGCACCATTTTCCTCAGCGCAAAACGTGTGAAGCGCGAGAAGAAAAGCGGGAGCAACCACAACCTCGCGCAATTCTTGACGGAACAGAAAGACTCTTGATGAACCCCAACATCCCCAACAAAGGAGACTTCAAACATGGCAACAGGGATCAAAATCTTTGCCGACGCAGGCCCCGGCCTTGAATTGATCAAGAAGGCGGAAGGGCTCAGTCTTGCACCTTATCAAGACGACGCAGGAATCTGGACCATAGGCTATGGCCATGCGCACATGTTGTACGGCAAACCAATATCGGCGGATACGCCGCACATTACACTTGACGCAGCCGAATCGCTGTTACGCAGTGACGTGCGCGCGCGCGTGGAACAACTGAATCAATGGATGTCAATCAACAACTTCCAGCTGAACCACAATCAATTCGGCGCGCTTGTCTCATTCATCTTCAACTTCGACATTCAGCGCTTCCGGAAATCTACGCTTGCGAATCAGATCCTAGCTTTCAAAGACGGTCGCGACAAAGAAGAATATCGCAAGGCAATCACCGCACAGTTCATGCGATGGATTTATATTATGGATCCCAATTCTGGGAGGATGTACGAATCCAAAGGGCTGAAGAACAGACGTGAAATGGAAGCCGAATTGTACTTCCTTCCGCCGGTGAAAGAAACCGCAGATGCGCCGGATGCGCCGGATGCGCCGGATGCACTGAGTACGGCACTGCCTGACCTTGCCTCTATTATGAATCAACAGAAAGACCTGACCGCGAAACTCAAGCAGGTGGAAGACACATTGACTGACCTAATCATCACACAGCGCAGTATTCGCGAAGCGCTCAATCGGCTATAAAGAAAAAAAGAAAAACGGCGGGAGTACCAACTCGTGGAC